AGAGGGTGGTTTTAGATTTGCTAGAGGCTTACAATTACATAAATCAGATGGAGAAATTGTATGGTTGGAGCAAGTAGATGCAACATTTATTGATGAGTATGCAATTGAGAGATCTTCCTCAAACACTACCTTTACAGGCGAACCTAAATATTGGGCAAATTGGGATTCAAGCACTTTAGTTGTAGCACCAACACCTAATTTAGCTTACACAGTGGAGTTATGGTATAATGAAACTCCTGAAAGATTAGGAAATGGATCTGGTGGCACGAGCACAACAACTTTCGTTTCTAATAATGCACCTGAGGTTTTATTGTATGGTGTTTTGTCAGAGGCTTATTCATACTTGAAAAATACTCAAGATATGCAATTATACAATCAGAAGTTCCAAAACGCTCTTCAGGCTTTTGCTAATGAGCAAATGGGACGTAAACGAAGAGATGAGTATGTTGATGGAGTTTTAAGAGTCCCTTTACCATCAGCAGACCCAAAAGCCTAAGGAGGGCATAAAACATGGCAATAAATCAAGCAGTCTGTGCTTCCTTTAAGAAAGAGTTATTGGCAGGGGATCATGATATTGATAATGATACTATCAATCTCGCCCTCTATACAAATTCAGCAACCTTAAACGGAAACACTACAGCATTTTCAGCAACCAATGAAGTTGGAAACTCAGGTACATATGCGAGTGGCGGAGCAACCTTAACAGGTGCTACCATCGGATTAACAGCAACAAGTGCAACAGCATCAACAGCTTTTGTCGACTTTGCAAACGTGAGTTTTACATCTGCTACAATATCTGCACAAGCAGCATTGATCTACAATAGATCTTCATCAAACACTAATGCAGCTATCGCAGTTTTAGATTTTGGTGCTGTAAAGACATCAACAAACGGTACATTTACAATCGCATTCCCAACTAACGATGCTTCAAGTGCTATATTAAGATTATCTTAATATAGGAGGTCATCACCATGGCAGATGCTTGGAATGAGGGCACGTGGGGGCAAGGCTTTTGGGGCCAACAAAGTTCGATCACGGTATCTGTTACTGGGGTATCAGCATCCACTGCTTTAGGAACAGAGAGTGTTGTTGCTGATAGTTTAGTAACATTAGACTCATTACAAGTAACCTCAGCGTTAGGCACGGCAGCAGCAGAGCAACAATCTGTCTTTAATTTGACCGGTGTTTCTTTCGAAACACAATTATCAGGAGTAACAGTAGAAGAAGGCGCAGGCGTAGTTGCTGGCAGCCTGTCTATATCATTTGCAACAGGAACTGAGACTGCTACAGGATCAGTAGACGCAGGATGGGGCAGAGGCTCATGGGGCTCTTTTGCTTGGAATGAAAATATAGAATTTATTACTAACGTCAGTAGCGTATCAATGTCTACTGCATTAGGCACTACCACTCAAGAAGTGGGAACAGGTGTAATTGTAAGTCCAACAGGCTTGTCAATGACATCTGCGCTAAACTCTGTAACAATATCAGAGGCTTCAGCATTAATAAATCCAACAGCGTTAACAATCGGTGCAGCCTTATCAGGAGCCACTGTTTCTGGAGAAGGAAGTGTTGCGGTTGTTGCGCCTTCAGATCAATTAGATTTTGCTATTGGCACACCAGTAATTGACATCTTCACTCAAGTAGATCCTACGGCTGTTACAATGGCTTCAGCATTAGGTAGTGTAGCCACAACTGCAGACGCTTTAGTAACACTTGGTAGTTTATCAAGCGCTTTCTCATTAGGCACAGAAACAGTTGAGGTCGGTACAGGTGTGATAGTAAGTGTTTCTACTGTAGCACTAACTTTTGCAGAGGGCACAGCACAGGGTATTGGTGAAGCTGTTGTTAATGTTACAGGACTAGATTTAGCGACAGTCCTAGGTGACACATTTGAAACACCTTGGGCAAACGTAGTAACAGGGGCAAATAATACATGGACAGAAGTCAACGCAGCTTAGAGATATTTTTTGTAGATGACGAAATAGTAAATGATTTTTTGACAACTTTAGATTTATTTAAAGAAAAAGAATTAAAAGTAGAAAATACATACACAGTAAATGGTTTTCAAAGCGTGAATATTTTAGCTCTTGAAACCACGAGATATTTGTCCTCAAGATTATTAGAGTATATAGATAAAAAATTACAACTATTTCATATACACTTGATAGATTATGACGAAAACGGTCAACAAGATACACATGATCACAAGGACACTGAGGATTACTCGTTTATATTGTATTTAAATGATTCAGATGGTAATACTGTTTTTGATGATGTTTGTGAGGTATCACCAAAAAAAGGTAAACTAGTCCTTTTTAAAAGTGATATAAAGCATTATGGTAAGCCGACTACGACCAATAAAAAAGTTGCAGTGGGCGCTTTAAAAAGTATTGATTAGGGGTTAAAAAAGAATATATTTTAGAGAGGTATAAAACATGTCAAGCACATATTCAGATAGACTTAAGCTAGAACTCATGCAAACTGGCGCTAATGCCAATACATGGGGTACTAATACCAATAATAACTTAGACGTAATTGACGCTTTTGCGGCAGGTTATTTATCTAAATCTGTTGCTGGCTCATCAAATATTACTCTTACAACAGCTAATGCCTCAGATACGGCAGAATCTTCTAACAAAACTATTGAACTTACAGGTGCTTTAACAGGCGCCATAAGTGTTTTCATACCTGCTGTTGAAAGTGAATATAACTTTTTTAATAACACTTCTGGTTCACATGATTTAAAAATTTCAGCTACTGGTCACGATGCAAATGGTGTAGTAATTGCACAAGGTGCAAAGACTACTGTGTTTTGTGACGGTGCATCAAACTTTAATGTAGAAATCCTTTCATCCACAGATGCGGCAGCTTTAGGGTCTGGTACAATACCAGATGCTAGATTCCCTGCCACACTACCTGCAGTTAGTGGAGCTAACTTAACAAACCTAGATGCTGCAGATTTAGCCTCAGGCACTATTCCTGACGCTAGATTCCCTGCAACATTACCTGCTTTAAATGGTTCTGCACTTACAGATTTAGATGCAGACAATCTTGCAAGTGGCACAGTTGCAGACGCAAGATTACCTACCATTGGAACTGATAAAGGTGGCACAGGTTTAACATCTCTTGGAACAGCGGGACAAGTTTTAACAGTTACAGCACCAGGCACAGCAGTAGCTTTTGCTGATGCAGCCGGTGGTGGCATAGCTAATAATACTACTACAACATTCTCTAACCCTGGTACATTTACTGCAGCTACTGACAGTCAATTTATTGCTGTCGAAGTAATCGGCGGTGGAGGCGGAGGTGCAGGTGGCATAGTTGATCCTAGTTCAAACCAAGCTGGTAATGCTGGTAATAGTGGAACAGGATCTAGTTTTGGAAACTTATTAAGCACCAACGGTGGTAGTGGCGGTAATGGCTCATCTAATATGCAAGGCGGTAACGGTGGCGGCGGTTCAGCCAGTGGTAATGTCGTGGGTATTGCTAGTCCAGGAACTTCTGGGTCAAGTGGTACTGGTGGACCTGCTGGATTAGCCACAAGTAATGCTGGTAAAGGTGGTAACGGTGGTTTTTCATCTATTGGTAACAGACAACCAAATACTAGAGGTGGCGGTGGAGGCGGAGGCGGTTTTGCCTACGCTATTCTTGGCACACCAGCTTATTCTCCAAGCACACCCGTAACAGTAGGAGATAAGGGTAATGGTGGAAACAATGTTACAAGTGGACCTAATGGATCTGCTGGTTCAGATGGTCAAGTTAGAATATCAGAGTTTATTACATAATGGCTAAATTTATTTTTACAGAACCTGGTGAGAATAGGGTAAAATACGTAGAGGATTCAAGACCTACTACTGCTTTTGGTCCTTCATATATAGAAGTTTCAGATGATAATGTAGCAGCTGGGTGGTGGTATGATCATGACTCAGATACATTAAGTCAATATAGACCCATATCTGTTGTAGAAGTAAGAATAGATAGAGACGCTTTATTAACATCTTGTGATTGGATGGTATTAGAGGATAGCCCTTACAAAGCCACTGGACAAGAATCTAATTTAGCAAAAATAAAAACGTATCGTCAAGAGTTGAGAGATTTTCCTAATGACTCAACAGAATATAACGAGAATAATTTAGTTTGGCCTACTCTTACACTAAGCTAAGAAATTGATTCTCAGTCCTACTTTCGTCTTAAGTGAAAACTTTATTCCTAATCATGTATGTGATGACATTGTTAAAAGAGGTTTAAGTTTACAAGAGATAGACGGCACTCTTGAAGGTGACAAAGAAGATAAAAAAATAAGAAACTCTAGAGTAGTTTGGCTAAATGACACCTGGATATATGATTGGATAAGCCCACACATAGAGTTGATGAATAATCAAATAGGCTGGAACATTAATTTTAATACCCCTGAAGAAATTCAATTTACAAAATACAAAGAAGGCCAATTTTACGGTTGGCATCAAGATCACACACCACGAGCTAATGATGAAAATACAACACAAAGAAAAATTTCTGTTGTCGTGCCTTTATCAGATAGTTCAGATTATGATGGTGGTGATTTAGAATTCTATGATTCAGTATTAAATCCACAAATCGGTGAAGATAAAAAAATTTTAAAAGATGATAGGACAAGACAAAGAGGCACAATAATAGCTTTTCCGAGTTTTGCATATCATCGAGTCACTAAAGTAACAAGGGGAGAAAGATTATCAATTGTTATTTGGTATAAAGGGGATGTATGGAAATAAATAAATTCGAAGAAAATAATTATGTAATAGTCAAAGAAGCAATATCGCAGGAACTAGCAAACTTTTGTAATGAGTATTTTTTGTTAAAAAGAAAAGTTGTTGAACAAATGAATTTTGCAAAAATAATTTCACCCTATGTGAATTATCTTGGAACTTGGGGTGATACACAAGCACCTAATACTTATTCACACTATTCTGATTTTGCTATGGAAACTTTACTGAAAAAACTAAAACCAATGATGGAAAAAGCCACAGGCAGAGAATTATATGAAAATTATTCTTACGCAAGAATATACAAATATGGAGATATATTACATAGACATAAAGATAGATTTAGTTGTGAAATATCTACAACGCTTAATTTAGGTGGAGACCCATGGCCAATATACCTTGATCCTACAGGAGGCACTAAAAATGAAGGAGTTGAAGTAAATCTTAGACCAGGAGATATGCTACTATACAAAGGTAATATATTAGAACATTGGCGATATGCTTTTACAGGCAGTTATTGCTCTCAAGTATTTTTACATTATAACGATAAAAAAACAGAGGGTGCTGAGGACAACAAGTATGACTCAAGACCTTTTTTAGGATTACCATCGTGTTACGTAAAAAAATAAAATTTTTAAGTCCACATGCAGAATTATTAACACACCCCGTACCTGTAAAAAAAGTTGTTCCTAAATGGTACAAAGACATGAAAAATTATCTTGGTGCTATTCAAAACTATCAAAAACCTACTGTTAAAAAATGTATACCTGTTTTAGACACGTTAACAAGTGGTTACGCTATTCTCAATCCTTTCGATATTGTGTTTTGGCCTGACATAGGTGATGACGGAGATGAAATCTTAAGGTGGAAATATCCTGAGGCATTAGATGAGCACAACCCAACAGGTAGTGATATAAATCTACAATCTCTTAATGTAGGTGTTGCAAGTCATACCCCTAATCAAATATCTACAAAATTTGTTAGAGATAATGAGTACCCAATACCACTTAAAATTTTAAATCCTTGGGTTATTAAAACTCCTAAAAACTATAGCTGCTTATTCACAAACCCTTTTAATAGAGAGAGTGATGGCATTCGTATCATAGATGGCATTGTTGACACTGATGATTACAAAATTAATGTAAATTTTCCTTTTTTTCTGAAAAGAGTTAAAATGGGACAATCTTTTATTTTAAAAAAAAATGAACCAGTGGCTTTAGTCTTTCCATACCTAAGAGATAGTTGGACAATGGAGGTTGCTAAAGAAACTGTAGAAAAAACTAGGAACAACAGATTTCAATTTAATACATTACTTACTGATAAATATAAAAGAATGATATGGAAAGGAAAAAAATATGATTAGTAGATATGTTTTAGAGTTTGATTTATCGGAAAAGATAAATGATGATTTACCAATTGACTATCAAGTTTTTAAAAATTTTACAGAACTTGTTGGTAGTAGCTTCAAAATAAATATAGAGGGTGTACAAAAACATAATGAATGTACTACCATCAACGAGTTTGTTCAATCATCAGATTGGTTTTTTGAATTAGAGGATAGAACAATAAATGGTGTTTATGCTCACGACACCAATGAATTAGATATAATTTATGTTTTTAAAAATCAATCTGTAGGTGTGCATCTAAAACCAAAATATCTTTATGTGTTTCCTTATTGGTTGTGCTACAAATTTACGTCTGATGATAAAACCACAGAACAAAAAATTGTTAGAACTTTTTTAAACTCAACAAATAGACCTTATATAAAACGTGACGATTTTTATTGGTAAAAACAGGAGAAAATAATGATTAAAGCAAATGAACTTAAAGACAAAAATTTTAGAATTTTTTTAGGTATGCCAATGTATGGTGGACTTTTATCAGAGCCAACCTTACATGGTTTACTTGAGTTACAAAACTGGACTGCGCATGCAGGTGTAAATCTAAGAATACAAACGATGGGTAATGAAAGTTTGATTACAAGAGCTAGAAACACGATTGTATCAATGATGATGGATCAGACAGATTTTGTAGCAACTCATTTATTATTTATTGATGCAGATATTGGTTTTACTTGGGAAAACATTGATAGGTTATTACGTATTGATAAAGATGTTGCATGTGGTGTTTATCCTAGAAAACACCTACACATAGAAAAAATAAAAAAAATACTTGAGGAGAACCCTGACGCTAGTAATGATTTGATAGAGGCTAAAGCGTTAGGTTACAATATTAATTTTGATAATCCTGACAAGATAGTAGGTGAGAATGGTTTTTTTAAGGTTAATGAAGCTGCAACAGGCATGATGTTGGTTAAAAGAAGTGTTTTTCAAACTATGTTTAAGAAATTTCCTGAAAGAAAATATCAAACAGATCAGATAGTAAATGGTTTACACTATCGCTCAGATAATTGTTATGATTTGTTTGCAGTTGGACCTTATCAAACACTTGATGATAAAAGATATTTGTCTGAGGATTATTATTTTTCTAGATTGTGGCAAGAGTGTGGTGGTGAGATCTGGGCAGACCTTGCTATGCCGTTATCTCATTTTGGTAACAGACAATACAAAGGACATGTTGGCACTTTAGTAGCAAAAGCTAATGAAAATTGATCTAATACAATCTAACTGCTCGTCAATCAATAGCATTTATATTTATAGAAATTTTATAGACGATAACAGTTACTTAGAAAAAATATTAACTAAGCTTAAAAAACACACTGAGAAAGATTATCAAGGTAGATCTACAAGTGTAAAGTCTACCATGACAACTTGGGGTGCTTTATTAAAAGATGAAGATTTTAATTATGTGCATATGAAAGCTTTAGAAACCGTATGGAATACTATTTGTCTTAGAAGTCCTAGACCACATTTGCAATATAAACTTAAATTCAAAGATGCATGGGGCATGAGACACACAGCTGGAGACTTTACTCAGGATCACATACATGATTACGATTTGTGGTCTGGTGTTTTTTATTTAGATGTGCCATGTGAAACTAGAATGTGGTTTGAGGATTTTCAACAAGATGTTGTATTAGAAAATAACATGTTTATATTTTTTCAAGGTGCAACGAAACACCGTGTTTCTGCTCACTATGGCGAAAAAGATAGATTTTCGATAGCTCATAACATTAAAATCGAGTCAGTCTAAAACATTAAATATGGAAATAATTAACTAAAATAGTATATTGTCGAGATGCCCTTAGTAAATTTTAGACCAGCACCAGGTATTAATAAAGAAGTCACTGACTATACAGGTCAGGGTAAGTGGACTGATGGTGACATGGTTCGTTTTTTTCAAGGATCTGCTCAAAAAATAAAAGGCTGGGAGAAGTTTATTAGCACTACTTTAGTAGGAGTTGCAAGAGATCAACATGCTTTTGTAGATTTAGATGGCATTCGCTTTAATGCAGTTGGAACAGATAGAAAGTTATATATTATTACTGAGGGACTTGCTTATGACGTCACACCACTTAGAGAGACTCAAGCTCTAACTAATCCGTTTACTACAAACGCCACTACATCAGTAGTCGTTACAGATACCTCGCATGGGGCTGTAAAAGGTGACTTTGTCACGTTTGATTCTTTCTCAACTATTGATGGATTAGACATGAATAAAGAGTTTGAAATTACTTCTGTGGCTAATAATAATGCTTATGTTGTCACTCACACCAGCGCAGCCTCCGGATCAACTTCTGGTGGTGGAGGTAGCGGTAACGCTAAGTACCAAATATCTATAGGTCCTGAACTATCAACCTCTGCATTTGGTTGGGGCACTGATGGTTGGGGTAATGGTACATGGGGATCACCATCAACAGTATCAAACGTTACATTAGAGGCTAGACAATGGTCATTAGATAATTTTGGTGAAAATTTAATAGCCGTGGTTTTAAATGGTGGAGCTTTTGAATGGAAGCCCTCTTTGGGTGTAACCACAAGAGCAACAGCGATTACTAATGCTCCAAACAAATCTAGATTAGGTTTGGTTTCTACACCCGATAGACACTTAGTTTTTATGGGTACTCAAAAAACAATTGGTGGCACAAATCCACAAGACGACTTATTAATAAGATTTTCTAATCAAGAAGATATTAATACATATCAACCAACGGCAGAAAACACAGCAGGATCATTGCGAATAGCTGACGGTTCACGGATCGTGGCCGCTGAAAGATCCAGAGGTCAAATACTTATTTGGACAGACACCTCGTTACATGCAATGCAATTCATAGGACCACCTTTTACTTTTGGTTTAAGACAATTAGGTCAAAACTGTGGTGCAATAGGCAGTCATGCTGCTGTTGACATAAATGGTATAAGTTATTGGATGTCGCAAGACTCCTTCTTTTTATTTGATGGATCAGTAAAAAAATTACCATGCACTGTCGAACAATTTATATTTAACAATATTAACATTACGGGATCAGAAAATGCTTTTGCTGGCCATAATGGAGAGTTTAATGAAATTATGTGGTTTTATCCACGCACAGGCTCTGATCAAATAAACGCCATTGTTGCTTACAATTACTTAGAGAATACTTGGTGGACAGGAACTTTAGCTAGGACCACATGGATAGATAGAGAGGTCTTTGATAATCCAGTAGCATCAGAATATTTTGAAAACACTACAGCAAACAATGAAGTTATTTTAGGCTTGACAGACGGAGCTACTCAAATGTTTTTACATGAAACAGGTAATAACGCCGATGGTGCAGCAATCACGGCATTTGTTAAATCTGGTGTTGTTCAAATAGGCGAGGGTAATGATTTTTCTTTTGTATCAAAATTAATACCTGACGTAGAAGATCAAGTTGGTACTCTTAACGCAAAACTAGAATTTAAAAATTATCCTAATAACAGTGTAAGTGTTACAAAAACAGCAACATTTCAAGATAATACAGATTTTGTTAGCCTTCGTGGTAGAGGCAGAGAGTTTACTGTCAACGTAGTTTCAAATACAACTAACACAGCATGGAGATTAGGCACACAAAGATTTGATATACAACCAGATGGTAAACGTTAGCATCAATCATTTATGCAATTAATAGAAAACTTTTTACCAAAAGATATTTTTTTAAATATACAAAACAAGATGCTAGGGCCTACAATGCCGTGGTTTCATCAACCTCATTCTACATTAGATTCCGATAGGACTGATGATTTTTATTTTACACATAATTTTTATGCAGACGGGACACAAAGAAGCGAATTGTTCCAACAAATAATACATCCAATATTAGGTCATTTAGAATTTAATTATTTGTTAAGAGCTAGAGGTAGATTATTGACAATACAACAGACACAGGTTCAGCACTCTTTTCATGTGGATGACACCATAAAACACACTGTTGCTCTATATTCCGTAAATACTAATAATGGTCATACCTTGTTTGAAAATGGTGAAAAATCATACTCAAAAGAGAATACACTATTAATATTTGACGGATCTTTGAAACATGCTACCGTGCCACAAACAGATACAAGCGTTAGGGTAAATATTAATTTTAATTTTACTTAAAGGAGAATATACTAATTAAATGGCTAAATTAACTCTAACAAGATTTCCAGATCCTAGAGATGACTATGATAGAGGTCAACAGGCAGAGCTTATAAGGCAGCTTGAGGCTATAGTATTACAACTTAATAGTTCATACACACAAGATACTCAAGAGGAGTCAACACGTAGAAGTTGGTTTTTTTCTAATGGCTGATGTATTTAAAAGATTTATTACGAATGTGACGACAACCGATCTTACAACAGTCTTCACTGTGCCAACAGCAAATGTAGCATCGACACCGCCAGTGCCAGTTTCTACTTTCATAGTTAAAACTATTAACGTGCATAACTATGATGGATCAACTGCAGTAACTGTAAATATTGATCATAACGATGGAACTTCTGACTTTCAAATATTTCAAGTAGATGTATCTGCTACAAACACAAATACTATAAGCACAAGCATGGTATACCAAGAAGGCGATGCAATGAAAGTACAGGCAAATGCTGCGTCCAGAGCAATGGTAGAGGTATCTCTACTAGAGGTGAAACAACAACTTTAGTGAACTATATATTTAAAACTAAGGTGCATAATCACTCTGAGATAAAACAAAATTTATTAGACTTAATAAATTTAATACCCACAAATCCGATTAAAAACGAAACCGATAATATTTTTCATACAGATTATAATTTACCAAGCTCCATGCACAGAGAATATTTTAAATTATTTGCATCAACAATTAATAATCATTTACAAAAAATGGTTGATGAGTTGCAAGTTGGTAAATGTGAGATAAGCACGTATTGGTTTCAAAGATACGGCAGGAACGGAACACATCATTGGCATACCCACTCATGTTGTAATTATGCTAACGTGTATTTTGTTGAGTGTCCTGCTGGATATAGCACTAAATTTAAACACTTTACAGAGGATTGCGAAGAGGGCGACATACTCAGCTTTCCTGCTTTTTTACCACACATGTCACCACAAATACAGGATGATAGCATAAAAACTATTATTGGATTTAACACAGATTTTTACACATAGGAGTAAAGCATGTATTTATTAGCCACCGTACCGACAGAAGTAACAGAAAAACTAGATGTGATTGTTAATCAAAAACATACAATAAAAGCCAATTTTGAATTAGCTGGTAACATAAAGAATGAATTTATGATTCCAGATGCTAAGCCTATTGTGTGGCCATTGTTAAACGAATTAATAAAACAATGGAAAGAGCGATATCAGCCAGAATTTGCTAGATTAGGTAGTATGTTTAATAAAGAAGAAGTTCAATTAGAGCTTTTTAATACGTGGGTGAACTTCCAAAAAAAACATGAATTTAATCCTATACACACACATGATGGTGTGTTTAGTTTTGTTATTTGGCATAAAGTGCCGTTTCATAAAAAAGATGAATATGCACGATTTCCACACATGAAAGAGGCACAAATTAAAGCAGGTCATTTTGCTTTTATTGTAACGTCACAGATGGGAAAAATATTGCAGCATGACATTTGTGTTGATAATTCTTGGGAGGGAAAAATGGCTTTATTTCCCGCAGAGTTAAACCATATTGTCTACCCCTTCTATACATCTGATGATTATCGAATATCCATATCTGGTAATGTTGGATTTAAATTATAACTGTTGATTTCATAGCTTTTCGCCTATAAAACTATATTATGGCAAAAATTGTAGATGAACCAAAGCTTCTACGTTATGACATAATAGACGGAAAACAAGTACCCGTTTATAGTGCAAAAGTAGAAACTACAGTTACAAATACTAAAACAGGACATGAATACAGCTCCCATGAAGAAGTGGATGCTGACATCGCCAACCCTGCAACAGAGACTAAAGAAGAAGATATACGTAGAGATGTGCATGTAATTGCACCAAATTTATTTAGTGGAGCAGCAACAGGGGATGAATAATGTTCAAAAATATATTCAAAGCAGCTAAAAATTTAGTAAAAAGTCCAGTCGGACAATTAGGTATAAGTTTATTAGCTCCACAGGTAAGTTTTTTGAAAGGTGTAAGTCCTGCCTTACTAGCAGGCGGTATAGGTTTACTCGGCGGTGCAAAACCAGAAGACGTTTTACGTGGTGTAGCACTCGGTGCAGGAACCGCAGCATTAACTGGAGGCATGACTGGTCGTGGAGGTGTAAGTGAATTTTTTATGGGTCAACCTCAAGTGGCTAAACAAATAGCTCCAGCAATACAAAATATTCCTCAGGGTGGCTCCATATCTTTTGGTGAGGCTCCAGCTATGGGTTTTGGTATAAATGCCACTACACCGACAAGTGGAGCGAACATGACTGGTACAATAGGTGGTGCAATTGAGAGTGCAGTTACAGAAGGGCCAGGTTTTTTAGAAAGGTTTGGATTAGTAAAAGATACAAAAATTATTACAAATCCTGACGGTTCACAAAGTGTAGTGCCGGTAACAGACTTTTTTGAAAAATACTCACCTTTACTTAAATTAGGGACCGTTGGTGCAAGCATAGCTGCTGCAGCATTGGGTGAAGAGGAAGCTAGAGCTATCTATGATCCTGAAAAAAATCCTTACCTAACAGGTCAGGTAAAAATTACAGACGCTTACACACCAGCAGGATTTGCTAAGGGTGGTGGCATAAGTGACTTTCCAGAAAAAGATGGTATGATTAACGGACCAGGAGATGGTCAATCAGACGATATACCAGCCATGTTGTCTGACGGTGAGTTTGTAATGACTAAACAAGCAGTAATGGCAGCTGGTAATGGTGATAGAAAACAAGGCACAAAAGCTATGTACAATATTATGAACAGTTTAGAAGATAAAGCAGAATCAATGGGAATAGGTAGATTATAATGGCAACATTTGAAGAATTATTAGCTCAAGCTTATGGTAATGTAGTAAAAGCTGGAGAGGCTATAACTTCTCCTGAATACATGAAAAGATTTCCTGTGCCAGTCGCACAGGTTGCTCCTGTATCATCTGCCGTAGGTCAAGCAACACAATTAGTTTCTAATGCAGCTACTACTAGCCCTGATTTCTTTGGTATGGGTATTGATGCTTTGAATAGGGCTAATACAGCCATAGGTAATGCTGCCA